GCCGTCCTCGAATTGCGTTGTCAGTTCGGCAATCTCGCTCTCTGTGGCTTCATATTCCGCTTGAAGCGCCGTCAGTCGGCCCTTGTCGACCGGCGCCGGTGCTGGATCGTCGTCCTCTGCCTCGACCACCGCGGCGGGCGCTGGCGATGGGGCCGGATCGGCTGCCTTGCTGTCGTCGTAGAAGCCTGCATCGTCGTAGAAGCCTGCATCGTCGTCGTCGTCGGATTCCGCTGCACCTGCGGGATCGTCGGTCGCTGTGACGGGCGGGGTATCGTCGTCACCGTCCTCCATGAAATCGCTTTCATCGAGCGCGGCGATTTCTTCTTCGGTCAACAGTTCGCTGACCTGTTCCTGCATCACTTTAGACATTGTTTTTCTCCTTTGGGCTTCATGCGGTCGTGTGGGTGGGGTGGTCGGTGTAGGCGGTTAGAGCATGCCCCGTTCTGCCATCGCAATTTCAGGCGGCATCTGGCCTTGCTGGGGCATCGGCGGGGGCGGCGGCGGCATTGGCGGCTGTGGCGGCTTTGGTTCCGCCTCGGCCATCAGGATATCGGCGACTGGTGCAAGCCCCATGTTCGAGAGGATTTGCGCGGCGGCCTCCAGTGCGCGGACCTGCGTTTCGACGTTGCCGCCTTTGGTCTGCGACAGGATGCGCGCAATCTCCACCTCCAGCTTGCCGGTCTTGGCCATCTTTTCGGCCACGGTCGCCTCCATCCCTGCCATTTCGAGTTCGGCCATCTTCTGCATGCGCTGGGACTCGGCTTCCTTCGCCGCCTGACGCTGCATGGTTTCCTCGTCGGGGTTTTCGGGGTCTGCATCGGGATCTTCGGCGCCGGTCAGGGCGCGGATGCGCTTCACCAGTTCCTCGCGTTGCGGCACGTCCATGGTTTCGACAAGCAGATCGAGGCTGCCGATCATTATCTCGGGCGCGACCGGTCCCAGCGTGGTGAACAGGTCCATCAGGGCCTGCACCTGCGCCTGCCGCATGGTGCTGTTCCAATCTTCCTCACTGATCACAAAATCGGCCTTGGTGCGGACGATATCGTTTTCCGGCATGCCATCGTTGGCCACCGGATATTCAGCGTGGCCGCGCTGGTTCGTGATCCGAAACTCCTTTCGCTTGTCCATGAATTGCTCGATCAGCGAGAGTTTCTTTTCGCCGCTGACCTGCCTTGCAAAGCGCAGGTTGTCGAAGATGGATGCTGTTGCCAGCGCGCCCTGATCCTGCCGTGCGATGATCGCGCGCCCTGATGTGGCGTTCGTGGTGCGGCCCATGCTTTCGTCTGTGACACCGGACATGTGCTGTATCCGGTTGATCGAAATTTCCATCATCTGCATGTGGGTTTGCGCAAATTCGCGCTCCACGTTCAGTTCCAGCGATTTGCCCTGCTTCTTGATGATGATGGCGTCAGGTCGGGACACTTCCTCCTTGAACGCCTCAAGATCATCCACGGCACCTTCGTCCATGATCACCTTGTTGGTGTTGAGGATATGCAGGGCCTTTGACGCGCGCTTGTTCACGTCCTGCTGGGGGTCACGCATTTGGCGCACGACACCGTAAGGCAGGTTGTCGCGGTCGCGGCGGTAGCACCAGATCGGGGTGAACGGATAGCGGTTGTGGCGGTATGGGCTTTTCGAGAGGTGAACCAGACCGGCCTCGGTGAAGATCGCACAGAAAGTTCGCATGCGGACCTTGCGGACAACCTCGCCCCTACCGGACTCAATCTCGCTCATGTGACCGGGGCTGCGCGCGTCGAATATCTCGCCAGTGAAGTCGCCCCCCTTGATGAAATCTTCTTCGGTTGGGATTTTGAACCAACATTCGATCATGCGGACTCGCTCGCGGTCTGAATGATCGGTGCCGCCAACACCGTTCAGGTAGGATTCCTGCATGTCCTGCTCTGCGCTATCCATCGCCTCGTCGCCGCTGCCGCTCATGGCGCGGAAAAATGCACCTGTCTCGGATGCGGCTATGTCGATGATGGCTTTGCGCTTGGGAAACATCGCCTTGGCAATGTCGGTGTCCATCCATTTACTGCGGAAGATGTAGCGGCCATCCTCAAGATCGAGTTCTGTGGCCGCGCTGTCGTGCAGCATGTTCCGCCACGACTCGTAGCGGTCATAGATAGGCTCACCCTCGTCGTCGGACTGCACACCTTCCTCAAGCCAGCCCACGCCCACCTTGACGGCATCGGCAAACGCGCGGCTGATGTGAAACTCGGTCCGGTTGGCGTCGGACAGGTATTTCAGCAGCTGCGTTTTCATTTCGGCTGATTTGCCGCCTTCCTTGCGCCTCGGCAGAATCTTGTAATCCGTGCGGCCGCGCTTCTCGGTCCCCAGAAGCCAGTTGATCGTCGTGGCGATCACGTTGAACACCAGCGGCTGTTGCCCCCGCTCGCGGACAGTTTCCGCGTCGTTGGCGTTCCACTGGATTCCATCGTAGAAATCGGCATCGAGGCCCATTTCCAGCCGGTTGTCATACTGGCGGGACAGTTCGCGGCGCCAGTGACCCAAGAGGTTGTCCCAGAGGCGAATGTTCCTGTCTGTGTCGAGTTCGTGGGCCTTTATTGGCTCGTTGCCATAGGGCTGCACGGCGTTGGACATGCGGTCCACCGGCGTAGTGTTGCGCTTCCAGCCACCTTCAACGATCTGACCTGCGAAAGCAGGATCGTCCTTGTCTTTGTCTGCCTCAAACATAGTCGACCACCGTGCTTTCTACCGAACGCCCTGTGTCGGTGTTGGTCATGAGAACATCGGCCAGCACCTGCTTCTCCGACTGCGGCATGGGTGGACACATCAGGAGGTCGCCCAGGTGTTCGCGGACCATGCTGGTCAGGCGCACCAGATCGCGAACGCTGAATTGGCTGATGCCAAGCCACCGTGCAAACTCGTATGTCATGCGGGCTGCATAGGCTCCGTCGCCGGTTTCCTCGGCCCAGAGATAGGCGTCGTCCAGTTCGACCATGCAGGGACGGACGCGGTTGTATTCGGGGTTCAGGTATCGCGGGACGATCACCAGACAGCCCCGACCCGTGATCAGGTTCCACGTCAGGTAGACGGTCATATCGCCGTGGTTCCAGCGGTCCTTGTAGCGGTCAAGGTCCAGAATTGGGGTGTCGGCGTCCATAGACGCCTCTTGATTTTTGGTCATGCTACCATTCCTCCTTTTGGGGATCGGGCGCGGACCTTCTTGATCGTTGCGTAACTGTAACTGTTGCGGGCTATCGCGGCGGGGTCGAAACCTTGCGCCATCTGCATGAAAGCATCGGCGGCTTCGGAGTGGCCGTCATTCTTCTCTGGTTCGTCGGTAAAGGTGCCTAAGCGGCTCGACCACTTCTTGTGGTAGAGTTCCAAGTGTTCGAGGCCGGGGGCGCAGCCTGTCTCGTCAAACTGGCACGAGCCGATCTTGTCGCGGGCCAGAACGATGGCCTGCTGCTTGTTCTGGGTGCGCGGGACAATTTCAAACTTCCAGTCAGGGGCCAGCTGACCCAGCATGTCGATTGGTCGCGCCACCATCGTTTCATACTGACGTTCGTGGCCTGCATCGTGGGGCAGGAAGTGTGTGCCGAATAGCTGGCCGGTGTCGCGCAGGGCTTTGACATACCAGTCGTAGCCCAGGCTCCAGTTCTCAATGAACATGGGGAAGCGCATGTAGGTGCCGACATACTGCATGAGCCAGATGGCTGTGCCGTCGCTTGCGCCGATATCCCAGAAGGTGTGAACCGGCGCATGGCTGACGAACGGAACGCGGGTGATCCGGCCTTCGGCGCGGGCCAGTGCGATCTGTGGGGCGAAGTATGCGCCAGCGTTGGTCCTGCGCCAGCACTCGTCCGGTGTGGATGGATACTCACGCCACATCTTCGCAGCATCGCCGCCCATGTCGCCATTCAGCTTGCCGACATACCAGCGGCGCTGGTGGATGGTCAGGACCGTCCCCATTTCGGACTGCACTTGGTCGAAGTATTCGTGCCGCTCGGCGCTGATCGGTGTCTGGTCGTTGGCCGGTGACCTGTATTCCGGCAGTTCCCACCACGGAAAGAAAT